GAGAGTTTGATGATATGAGTGCATCAAAACTTTCTTTGTTTTCGCCAATTTTATTAGAAAACGATGATGACATGCTGGCAACAGTGGCTGTGCTGGTGCGAGTCATACCACGGGTTGGAGTAAGACCCGATTTGATTGAACCAGCAATATCGCCTACATTATTATTATTTTCTTCTGCCATTTTATTACCTTAGTTTGTTCCTCTCGGCCTTATTTTTTAGGTGAGTTAATAACATGTTTACTATAACTTCTCTTTCCCAAGGTATCATATCTTCTACTGACTCTACGCTATAATTGTGTTCATGTGTAAGTAGAAAATTTGTTTTAAAAAAGTTCTCCAAGGTGTCTTGAGAAAGAGTTAACCGAAAAAATTTTCGTACCCGTTAATTGAGACAATATTATCTTTGTCGCAACCCTTACATTTGTATTCGACTATGTGCTCCATAAATGGTGATTTAAAGAAATATTTTTTAATTTTATCAAGAGCGGTAACAGGAAGATTATCAATAAAGTTAATAATCTCGCCTATAGTTTCTTCTTCTAAAGTATATCTTTCATCCCCGTAATAAATTTCTTCAATTCCACATGCCACTAACATGTTTTCATCATCGTCATAATCAACAAGATTCATTGATGATGGATACTTCAAAAAGATCACCATATTATCATCCACTTGAACTTTGTTATTTTTGGCGTTCTCTAGATTTTTAATTTCCAACGTGCTCAGATCTAATTCGTAGTCAATACTATCGTCACAGTTACCACAAGTCAAAGTGAAGTTTTGTTTTGATCCAGAAGATTGGCATTTGATTTCTAGAAAAACTTTCTGAAGATCAAAAATTGCCAGCTTCGATGCATCAAGTTCTCCAAATGTACAGTTCGTTACAATTTGGACACACGCTCTGATCATGTCTCTGGTATCATCTGAGCTACTTGCCATAATTAATATTTTTTCTTCTTTTACCAAAAACGGTCTTGCGGTATATTTTTCACCCGTTGATGGAACTTTAATTTCAAATGTTGGGTGCATAATTTGCGGTAACGGCATTATAAATTCTCCATAAATTATTTTTTACTGCCATCAATAACATCTGATGACCATGAATCAAACGTAAACGTTGCTGTTGTTCTAGCAACACCACTGGTTCCCTGTGACATCGGCATTACACTAATCGATCTTGGAAATGCCCGATGAAGCGTATAGTAAATAGATTGATTATTGGGATTTTTTGCATCTTCGCCTTTTCTATTTACTGGGTATATTTTAATCTCACCGATGATGTCATCCTTATACCCAACTTCTCTTGTTTTTGGATCAACGCAATAATTTATCCAAGTTTCAATCATATTTCTCTGTGTCCAATCGGACTGCAAATAAAATACAAAAGTTGCTTCTTGACCCAAAAAATCTAATGCTGTTGGTTGATACTGGGTTCTATTATTATATTTGACGGCACGATTCTGTAGAATTAGACCAGGTATATTACACTCCTCTACCATTAAGGCTACATCTTTAGTTGCATTTAGATCAACACCAGATGCTGGTGGTGGAGATATAACAACGCGGAATCTTTCTGTCCTTTGAAAGTCTTTTGTTCTTACTGCTGAAATAAATGAATCTAGTGCAGATCCTTTACCAGTAATTCCAGTGTCTACGGTTCCAGAATTACCGCCAGAACCGCCGAAGAAACCGTTTAGAAAATCATCTAAAATTCCCATTATAGCATATCCCTTGATTCTCTCCACACTTGTTGGTTTGAAGCTTTCTCAAAGTTTGCTAATGGTAAAAATAGTGACGCCTTCCAATGTAGTGGATTAATTTTTAAAAATCTTGATTTTACATTGTTGTAAAGATATTTTTTAACAGTTGGAACTGTCTCTGGAAATTTTGAATAGTTTTCTAATAATTCCCATTTTGCCATAATCTTTGTGTCTTCCATCAGTGTTGTGCTATCCGTATATTCTAGCAATTTACCAAAAAGCTGTGCGCGTAACATCGGTGGAAGGTAGTGTAAGTTTAAACCAGTAAACCCTTTACTATCTTCTTTAAAGGGAAAACACAGGGGAAACGTGTCATAGTACGGCAGTTTCTTTTTATATTTCGGATCGTACATATACATGTACAAATTTCCTGGCTCCAAAACACCAGTAAGCTCACCAAGATCTGATGTGTACACAGATTGTGGTGAACGAATGTTCCCAGCTAACTTTTTAATGTTCGCAACATACCACTGATACGAACGCTCAGTATCGCCAGCTTTTTGGCTAATAGATTCGAATATATTTTCCATGCTGTATTTATAAGCCAAGTTCTTTTTCGGTAACAATTATAAACTGCCAACCGCGATCTTTACAAAACTCTTTTGCGCTTTTCCACTTTGATTGATTCACACCCCACTGTTTAACTTCTTCAATGAACCTTTTTGTTTTTCTTTTTGGTATCTTGGGTTCTTGAGCAAAACGGGATGGTTTTACTTCGACTAAATACTTAGATAGTTTACCATTTTTTTCTTGAATTTTAATATAAAAATCTACAAAATAACGGTGAATGCGGTTGTCTATGGGAGATCGATATGGAATTACTATTTCCTCAGATCCCCATTCTAAAACTGCTGGATTTTTGTCGCACCATTTCATAAATTTAAGTTCATATCCAGAACGATAAAAGATATTTCGATAATCTCCAACGTATTTTGAAATATTTTCTGGTATAAACCTACCTTGGTGCAAATCTTTTCGATAAACCATATAAATAGAGAAATAAAAAATAATTTAAGGGTACCTTATATATGGCGGTTTTAGACGTAAGAAGGGGTGTCACAATTGGGGGTGGTAGTAATTATCCCCAACTTTATAGATATCCGTTAGAAGTTGCCGATCAAGATTCTCCACACTCTGTTGTTTTCTTTTTTAATAGGCGTGTTGAAGGTCAAGTAACAAGATCTCCACAAAATGGCAATCCAGATTATACAAGGGCTGTTGCCGCTAGTCAGACTGACTTAGAAGATCAGTATGCACAAGAAGCAAGACTTTTTACTGACAACGCTTCGGCAGTTTTGGGTGCGGCGGGAGCTATTGGTGGTGGTGCCCTTGGAAACTATGCGGCTGGGCAATTTGGTGGTAGTTTTGTTGGTAAGTTGGTCGGAACAGCGGCTGGCGCGGCGGCTGGTTATGCGGCTGGTGACCTAGTTTCTGACGCATATTCAACAGAAAGACTTGGAGCGGTGGTACAACTTCATATACCACAACCAATAGTCACACAATATGTTGCCAACTATAATGAAGAAGATATTGGCACTATCGCTGGAAAAATAGCAGAAACTGGACTAAATGCTGATAGTCTGTTAGAAACTGCTGGGAACGCTGGGTCTTTTGTTGCAAGAAGCGCTATTATAGCGGCGGCATCTGTACCAAAAGCACTTGGGGTTGATGCAAATGTTTCTGGTGCGGCGGCGGCAACATCTAAAAAGGTCGCAAACCCATACAAAGAACAGCTTTTCACAAGTATGGCATTTAGAAAGTTTGGTTTTAATTTTGATTTTGTTCCTAGAAGTCAAGCTGAATATAATCAAGTTAGGGCTATCATAGATTTGTTTAAAACAAACATGCACCCCACCAGAGTTGAGAGCGGGTTTTTCCTAGCGTTTCCTGGGGAATTTAATATTGAATATCGTTACAAGGATAGAGTAAATGAACACGTTAACAGAATTTCCTCGTGTGTTCTTACCGATATGAAAATTACATACGGAGGTAGTGAAAGTTTTAATTCAATCAAGGGAACTCTCGGTATCCCATCTGAAATTACAATAAACCTTTCCTTTACTGAACTTGAAACTCTCACTTCAAATCGTGTTGCGTTGGATGGAACAAGAGTAGACAGTGATGGAAATACTGTTGTGGTGGGTGGCCTATAATGTCTAATTTCTTTAAACCGTTTAGAAAAGATTTAATTTATCCTCTTGATAAAGTAAACCGCACACTAATAACCGATATCTTTGCTAGAGCACATCCAGTAAGAAATATTGTGCAAGCAAATATTTTAGAGCCATATTTTGTTCAGAATGGTGAAACACCAGATGAAGTTTCCTATCGTATTTATGGGAACGTAAAATATTATTGGACAATCCTTCTTGTCAATAATATCGTTAATATTTATACAGAATGGCCTATGTCAGACGATGTTTTATATGATTATGCGGTGGATAAGTACGGAGAAAATAATCTTAGGGAGCCTCATCATTACATAGATCATGAAACAAATCTTATTGTAGATTATGATGAAGCACTCATTGCTTCTGGAGATATTGAACCAGTTACAAATTATGAATATGAGTCTGGTTTAAATTCAGAAAAATCTCAGATAAATCTATTAAAAGCAACTGCTTTGACAGACTTTATAAAAGATTTTGAGGTGGCAATAGCGTAATGGGATTCAAAGGAACTGCTGGTGAGACCATAATAGAAGAAGTTCTATTATATCAACCAAAAAATGATGCTGAAACAACCAGTAATAGCACTGGTGCTGTTTTTGATTTGAAAACTATGGTGGTGGAAATTAATCTTTATGAAGATGTTTTTTCTCCTACAATGTATGGTGATATAGTTATAACAGATGCTATCAATGCGATAGAAAAATTTCCAATTTATGGAACTGAAATAATCACTCTTAAACTTAGAACTGCACAACTTGAAAATGAATGGGGAAATTTAATATACAAGTCTTTCCAGTTATATAAAGTAAGCAATATGATATTGAATGGTGACAGAGAAGCCATTTATAAGTTGTGCTTTACTTCTTTAGAAACCTATAGAGATAAAACCACCTATTTAACCAATCGATTTTCTGGTGACACTGCAACTTTAGCAAAACGTATTTACGACGACCACATAGAAAAAATTGACAACGATAACTCAACTCGCCTAAAAAGAATTGAAGCTCTTAACCGAGGAACTAATAATAGCACACCTCTTTATGTCGGAGATATGGATAATAATTCTAAACACGGGAACACGATTACTTATATCTCAAACTATTGGACACCATTTCAAAATTTGAATTACATTGCAAAAAACACTGTGGGAAATTCTTTGAACTCTCCTTCATTTCTTTTTTATGAGTCGAATAAAGGTTTTTATTTTACTTCTCTTGAATGGAACGTAGACAGAAGAGAAAGTTTTGATGAGTATAATTTCTTACCAGAATCGATGAAAGATATTCCAAGAAGAAATCTTTCTGATAATTACACTGGCAACTTGTTACCAGAAACTTATACAAAAATAAACGATATGAAAGTGGCGTCTAGAATTGATATTTTAAAATATTATAATTCTGGTGCTTTAGCAAATAGCGTTATGTCTTATGAGTTTAGTACTAAAAAAATTAGAGAATTTACTTTTGATTTAATGAAAAACTGGGACGATTATAAACACACTGGTGGCGGTATTCCAATACCATATAACACCGCACCAAATCCATTTTCTAGGCGAGTGTGGAAAGCAACCGATCTTAATAGATTTGGTGATATCTCGGCAGATGATGTCGTACCTTCTTCTGGAAACATGTTTGAAACAAATCCCAGCACCGATGCTTATACTTCAACCAATGTAAATAAACTTTCTAGGTCTGGACAACGACTTGGTTATTTAACTGGCTTTGATCAATTTACATTTGAAGTAACAGTCCCTGGAAGAACTGACATTGAAGTTGGAGCTTGTATTGATATCTTATATCCATCTGTTGGAGAAAAACTAACAGACGCGGCTGGAGATATATATGATGAGATGCTTTCTGGAAGATATTTAATATCCTCTATACATCACCGAATAAATTATGATGATCATGTTATGTATATGGAAGTTGTTAAAAATGGAATTAATGAAAGTCTTGGAACCGAATCAACATAAGGATATAATGAATGGCTTTGATTAAAGGAAATTTTAATGTCCCAGATTTCTACTGGTTTGTTGGTGTAGTAGAAGGGCGAGTCGATCCCGATCAATTAGGCCGTGTTAAAGTTCGTGTCATGGGATACCATACTGCTGATAAGTCAACTCTTCCTACAAAAGAACTTCCGTGGGCTGTACCAATTCAACCAACTACTGGGTCGCTGATGAACGGTATTGGTTTTTCTCCGACGAATCTTATTGAAGGTTCTGTTGTAGTTGGGTTTTTTGCAGATGGAGAAGATGGTCAGCAACCAATTATTATTGGTTCCGTTGGTGGCATGCCCTTTGATAAATCAGCATCGCATTTTAATGACAATGAGGGCTTTGCTGATCCATCGAAAAAATATCCAAGATCTCAAGACGATGTTTCTGATTATGCTGATGATAGTATTTCTGGTACTGGAGAACCAGACGTTTCTCGACTTGCTCGTGGGGAAGCGGCAGAATCTCACCACTCTCTAATTAACAAAAAAGAAACACTTACTGAGGATGTGCCTCGCGCCATTGCACAAGAAGTTGTTTCACGAGACAAGAAGGATTCGATTCAATATACCAGAACTGCAAATGATGCAAAGAGTTATTGGAGTGAACCCGCACCAAGATTTGGAGATAAGCAACCAGATTATGCCGCCTCTGGGCAAGATGCTGTCAACTCTCGGTACCCATATAATAGTGTAAGAGAGACAGAAAGTGGTCACATTTTTGAGGTTGACGATACACCAAATAACGAAAGAATTCATACATATCATAAGTCTGGAACATTTGAAGAAATCCAAGCAGATGGAAAAAGAATTACAAAGGTTGTTGGTGAAGATTTTGAAATATTTCTTAAAGATAAAAAAATATTCATCAAAGGTGACTCAGATGTTACTATTGAGGGCACATCAAGAATTTATGTCAAAGGAAATGTGGTGCAAGAGGTTGAAGGAGATTTAGTTACTACGGTGAAAGGTGATCGCGTTACTCACGTTGAAGGAAACGATATTCTTGAGGTGAAGGGAGACCAAGCAAATTTAGTAGAAGGCACAAGAGGAACCAGAGTAAACGGTAAGGATCATGAAACTATAGGTGGTGAACAGAAGCACATGGTATCTGGTAACAAAGACACAACAATTGGTGGTGATAGCTCAGAGACTGTTAGTGGTGAAAAGAATCAAACAGTTATGAAAAATTTAGGAGCACTCGCCGTTGGTGGTTACAAAGTTCTTGCTGGCGAAAATTTTGAGCTTGGCGCTGGAAAGAATTTTAATATTGCTGGTGGCGGCGAAGTGGCGGTTGCCGCCACCAAAGACGTTTTAGTTGCTGGCGAAAACATACATCTGAACAAATAAGGATAATAAAATGCCAGCCGCCGCTAGAGTTTTTGGAGAAGGAAGTTATAAAGATGCCCAGCATATCAGTTGGTCACCAGATCCTTTAAAAATAACTTCTGGTTCATCTAATGTTTTTATTAATGGTGCACCAGCGGCACGTAAAGATGATCCCGTTGAAACGCACACAAAAGGTAGCGATACGCATTCGACTAAGAAAATAAACGAAGGATCAGATGATGTTTTCATTAATAACAAAAAAGCCGCCCGTAAAGGTCATGCATTAGATTGTGGTGGTACAGTACACAAAGGATCGAACAATGTTTTTATTAATGGTAATTAATAATGGCTAAGATACCATCTCCATGCGGTCTTGGCGAAGAACTTGGCGCACTCTTTGACGAAGTAGAGAGTGTTAAGCTATTGGCGCAAACCACATTTACCAGAATTCAAAATATTGGTTCAGACCCAGGAAAAATTGCATCGCTTGTTCTTGCCAACGTTAGTTTACTACAGGGTGCGAATGAGGGATTGGTGGGTAAAGTTTCTGGGCTGGGAGATAGCATTTCGGCAATGTCCCCGCCAACAATGTTGGATGAAATTTTTGATAAAACAAAAAAACTACAAAGTGTATTAGAGCAGTTTGGCCCCGTATCCACAGAAGGAATTGCGGCAATCGCGCTTTTTGGGGCTGATATTGAAATTATCAAAGACAAGTACGACGAAATTTTAACAGAATATGGCATTGATATATTACTAATAGCAGATTATTTACAAACGGGTGATATCAATCCCAAAATGTTGTGTGATATTTTACCGAATGTTTCTATTCTTCCAGACGGAACATCAATTGAAAAGGCACTTCCAATTGAGTTTCCCGAAACTGGCATCAATGATATTATTGAAACTGCTTCTGAAGTAGTTACAAAAGCAAAAGATAAATTATTAAACATTGATAAAATTTTGACAGCACCCGCCGCTCTTAGAATTTTGGATGTTAATAAAATAACTGGCTCTTCGATCACATCAAAATTGACAAATCGTCTACCGTCTGGAATTGCAAAAGATATCGCCAACAAACAGATTAGTAATTTTAATAGTGAATATGAAAACGCCGCTAGTTTTATTTCGGAAATCACTGGATTGAGTGCAACTGAAGTAAAAGCTAAAGGTGTTAGTGAGTTGTCAAGTTTAGTTAAAAACAATGAAGATAAGCTAGATCCTCAAGACGAAACTGAAGAAGAAGTAACAGAAGGCGTTTTGGCTGAGTCTACTAGCTGGGATCCTCAAAACGGCATTTATTTCTTAGAAGTGCTTGATCAAGGGTTGGTTACTTTAAGACAAACCTTCCGTGATAATGACAGAGGATTAGATAATTCTGAGCCATATGGCCTTTCGCCATATTACTCTCTTGATGGTTGGTATCCTTTAATTTTTTCCGCGCCTAGAACAATTGGTCAAGGAAGGCAAAACGCAACTGGTTTTGTTTATATCGAAACACTACCCCCGCGCCTTGGAGAAAGCAGTGCTTCTGAACCAGATTCTGCACAAGGGCGTATTACACACGCGATACTTTGGACAGGCGGTGCAAATTATTCAAGAATACCTGACTATCGACTAGAATCGGGAACAAAAAAATTAAACATATTTAATGGTACCTCAACGATGGATCCGCGTCAAGGCACTAATGAAGATTGGCCTGCATATCCATACACTATTGAAGATAAGTCGTCGCAGGCTGGCCCAATTATTGGAGCGATAGATACCCAACCAAAGTTTGGCAAATTATTTTTGCAAACAGATCTCGTCAATGGAGAAGAGGCTGGCCCGTCTCCAATGGATAAGTTTGCAGATTTAATTGAATCGATTGGTCTTCCTAGACCCGATGTTGGTGGTGGCGGCGGGGGTGATGGCACCACTACAGATGGTTCTGGCAATTGGGCACAATATGATGACGATTGGACACCCGATACGTACAACGCTCCTTTCGACGAAGGGGAAAATGTACCAGGCTATTGGATGAGGCGTCCTTTTAGATTTGACAGATTTACTTGGTACGGAAAGAAACAAGCACTCTTAGTGGGGATGTGGCAAAATATTGAGGACAATCCAGAATTTCAACAGAAACTTGTTCAAGTTCAGAGGTTTTCACATTTAAACAACGGTGATCCCGTGAAGGTTATCGGTGCTGGATACGGTGGAAATAGTATGTCTTATTATATGGAGAACTATTACAAAACCATAGTTAAAAACGCTGGTTTCACTGGTACAACCTTCGATAATTTTGCAATAACTGGATGCGCGGCGTGGGCACCCCTTAACCCAGATGGTAGTTATAAACTTTCTGGTGGTCTCGTCCCATGGCAAATACAATTAACATTTGATGTAGATCCAACACAATTATTCTATCGCTATAGCAACGCTCTATACGTCAATTTAGAAGGTACCTATTCACAAGAATACCAAGGAACACCTCAACCTAAGTTTTACCGTCTTTCTAATTACGGTTCAGGTGTTACATCTGGAACTCATGGGGGTACAGTCTTTGTTAGGGTCAATAAAGACGAAAACCTAGCTAAAGCAAATAATTTTGACTCAATTCATGTAACATCTCAAGTTAAGCTGGTCGGAGGACTATCAAAGCCTGTTGATAATTTAGGGCAAGGGCCGAGAATAGAATTCCCCGCAGAAAATAAAACCCGAAGCGGTCTTACAAATTTTGCATCCGCGTTTGAAGCTGGTGATTATTCTGGTGATAATTCTGGATTAGCGTTTGGATTACTGTTTGGTGAAACTTAGTTAAAAGAGAGAATATAAATGGCTGAACCACCTGTTTGGGTAAACTATAACTATTGGCAAAATTTTAAAAAAAAGTATGCTTCTCAAGAGGGAAGATATCCACCTGTGCTTCCACAGATAGCACCAGAAAAAATAAATCCAAAAAACCTTAAATCTAATCCAAACTACTTGCTGTGGAAAAAACAAGTTGACGAGTATTGGAAATTTTTAGTGTTTCTCCAAAACCCATCATTATGGCAAGCACCGAAAAATTTTACAATTGATAATTTAATACTTTATTCTTCTGATAAAAAGAAACTATCAGATCTTTACAATGTACAAGATTCTGGCTTTTGTTTAGTGTATTCAGACAATACCCTAGTTTCTAGAGTAGGCTATGCGTTTATTACTAAAGCAATACCCCAAGATAAAATAGAAAAGTTGACACAAAAAATTAGTTTCGCAAGGGTTAATTACAAACCAGAAATAGAAACAATATTTCAACAGTATGCATACGATATTAAAAATGTTGGTACCGCAATACAAAATCCGTATTCAGTGCAGGGGTATGACATTGGCTTCTTTACTAAACAATGGTCTGCTGGTGGAGTGGATTGGGAAGAGCAGTTAGTGAAAATTCTCAAGAAAACCAGAAAAGAAAATTCTTATCACAGTGAGAGCGCCCCACTTTATTTTGAGGAAGACAGTTCAAATAGAAAAAAATACAGTACACTCTAAAAATTCTTTATAAATACTCTTATGAGCGACGAAAAACTAAAATTAAGTAGAATTTATAAGGACTTGGACTTTGCGTTTGCCGCAAGTGCAGTGTCTTCCGATGTCACACGAAAATACGATGTGAATGCAGTAAAACAATCTTTAAGAAATATACTGCTAACAAATTTTTATGAAAGACCTTTTAGACCAGATTTTGGAACCGCAATTTCTGGCCTTTTGTTTGAACCCGCTGATGATCTAACAGCAATCGCAATAGAAAAGTCTGTTGAACAAGCGGTTACTAGGTATGAACCCCGCATAAGAATAGATTCGGTGAAAGCAAGTTTTGTAGACCATCATTTAAAGGTTGATTTATTGTTTCATGTCATTGGAATACAAGAGCCACAGCGTCTTACGCAGTTAATAGAAAAATTAAGGTAATCTCATGACAATATTAAATGTCAACGAACTTGATTTCGAACAAATCAAAGCAAATTTAAAATCTTATTTTGAAGCATCAGAAGACTTTTCTGATTATAATTTTTCTGGATCTGCTCTTGACACGATGTTGGATGTACTGGCATACAACACACACTATAATGCCGTATTGACACACCTTCTTGCCAACGAATCATTTCTGGATACTGCGATTAAGAGAAGTTCAGTGACATCTCTTGCACAATCATTGGGTTATTTGCCAAGAAGTGTTAGAAGTTCACGAGCAAAAGTTGAGGCTTCTATTTCGCCTTCACCATCATATACAAATCAAACGGCAACCATTTCAAGGAACACAAAATTTACTAGTTCCAATGCAGATGGTTCCTTCTTGTTTGTACCAAAACAAGACTATACGGCATCACTTCAAACGGTAGACGGGGTATCTACTTTTGAGTTTGCAGAGATAGAGTTAATCGAAGGAAATAGAGTCGAAAATTCTTTTTTCGCACGCGGAGATTCTTTATCTGGGCCTTTTGTTTTACCAAACCAAGACATTGATACCACCACAATAAGAGTTAGAGTTCAAGAAAATAGAAACTCATTCTTGATTAATTCGTGGACGCAATATGATAATATTTTAGAAGCTGACGGTGATACCGAAGCATTTTTTGTTACAGAAGGTGTAGACGGATTACTGGAAATCCGTTTTGGTGATGACATCAATGGTAAAAAATTGACTCTTAATAATGTTGTTATTGTAGATTATATTGTTTCTAATGGTAAAGTTTCAAATGGTTCTAATGTTTTTAGTATGTCTGCACAGATAACAGGGTCTGGAGAATCTGTGACAGTTAATTTATTAAATGCCGCTACTGCTGGAGCTAATAGAGAAACAGTAGATACTATAAAGCGTAATGCTCCTTTATATAATTCAACCAAAAACAGAGCAGTCACAGCAAAGGATTATGAAATTTTAATTAAGAACAGCAATTCCAGTATTCAATCTGTTGCTGTTTGGGGTGGCGAAGATAATATCCCACCAATATATGGAAAAATCTTTATCTCTCTGCAACCAAGAGAAGGTTCTGTGATTACGCTAAACGATAAAAATACAATCATTAATAATGTGATTGCTCCAAAAGCAACGGTTACGGTTATCCCAGAATTTGTTGACCCAGAATATTCCTATGTGGGGCTAGACATTAGAGTAACCTTTGATGTTACCAAAACAGTAGCAACTTCGGCAACAATCGAACAGCTTGTGAGAAACGCTGTTGATAATTATTTTGTTAACGATTTAAATGTGCTAGGTAAAAGCTTTTACATCTCGCGAGTACATGACGCTATAAAATCTGTTTCAAACGCAATTCTTTCAGTATCAATTTCACCCACGATTCAAAAAAGGTTGCTACCAACGCTTGACATATATGAAAATTATGTTGTTAACTTTAATGCAAAACTTCAGCCTCGCTATTTAAAAAGTTCTTGGTTTAATATGAAAGACGCCAACGGTTCAAATTTTAAAGCGTATTTGACCGATACACCGTTAGATGGAACTACACCAAAAGATTATTCTGGTGTCGGTACCGTGGTTGCAAAAAAAGTAGCAGACGATACCACTCTTGCCAACGTTGGAACCATTAACTACGATACTGGTCGTATGGAATTAACTAACCTTTATATTGATAATCTATATTCTACGGAACAATATTTGAGACTTACGACTGACTTGCATGATTATTCATATGACATAGAAAGCAATTTGTTAGTAAGTCGAACCGAAACCTCATCGGGTGCAGTCTATCCAAATCCAGCAACAAACATTATTCTCACAAAAAATGACTCGGCTGTAGATAATGTCGCTGGGGTTTCACTAGGAATTAACGTTGTAATGCAACCAAGAGATCCAGAATTGTAATGGCTCATTATATACCAACAGATATTTTTTATGTCGAAAAAATTACTGTCACAAATGGCGGCAGTAATTATACTACTGTTCCTACAGTAACAATATCTGGTGGTGGTGGGACAGGCGCTACGGCAGAAGCATCTTTAACAAATGGAAGAGTGACTGCTGTTTATATTACAAACCCAGGTGATGGATATAAGACTACTCCAACAGCAACCGTTTCTGGTGGGGGTGGTTCTGGTGCCGTTCTTGCAGTTCAAATTAATAGTGCCGCACAAGCGGTTGAAACCTATCAAACAAAAGAAAAGATTTTCTTACAAGAGCGCTTACCCGCACATATTAAAACAAACTATCCAAAGTTTATAAAATTCTTAGAAACATACTATGACTATATGGATGCTCAATATAGTGAGTTGCTACATCCACTTTTGGGATTAACTGGAACATATCAAGAGCAGTGGATTAATCAAACTGCGGTAGACTTTCCGCGAAGAATAGAAGCTACAAATAAAGAACTGTTTTATTCCAGAATTCGTGATATCTATGAAGCTAAAGGAACAGAAGCGGCAATAAAAACTTTCTTTAGAGCGGTTTATGGAGAAACCGTTGAGATAGAAAAGCCGCAAGATAAAATTCTTATTGCTTCTGGTGGACAGTGGCAACAGTCTAAAACCTTGCGTGTTACTGAAGGAGATGCTGATCAAGACCCACTAAAACTTGAAGGCAGACTTATAAACTTAAATTACTATGAAACTATTGGTACTGCTACATTTTTGAAAAGTATACCAGCAGTGGTTACTGCTGTTTCTAAAATTGCTTATCTTTTTCCTAACACATACGATATTTCATTTGAATTTTCAAATCAAACAGACACCACAGTTCCTGGCCCAGGTGCTGGCTACACATTCGGAACTCCTACTCTTGATGGAAGCGGTGCGATTACCTCTGTTCCCATTACAAATGGTGGTGCAGAATTTCTTGCCGCACCGTCATACGTGATAACAGATTCGGGCACGCCAACATCAGAAGCAGAGCTTTCAATACGTGTAGAAGATGGAAAAATAAGTGAAATTGTAATTGTTGATGGTGGCTCTGGGTATACAGATCCAGAAGTTATTTTGAATACCGATCCTATTAGGACATTTATTACGCTATCTGTAGATGATCCACATGAAGATGGTGTGCGCTGTGCATATGTTGGACGAGTATTGTCAAATATTAGCAACATAACATACGCTGGTTCTGCCTCTGAAGTTGGTTTTGAAGTTGGACAATTATATGTTGTTAATGAGGCTGGCGCAGATAATCTTGGGTATGCTTTGGATTATTTTGGTGAAGACTATGTGTTTATTGGTGGTGTTAACGAAGCGGTTGTCAAAGTTTCCGCAGTAGATTCTATGGGTGTACCAACCGCGTTTGAAATTTTGAACCCAGGTTCTAACTTCTTTAACGTCTCAACAGAAGTTGCTTTAGCAAGTCCTTTAAATGAAATTATTACTTTCACACTGACAACTTCATATTTCTTCAATCCCCCTGGCGTTTTCCTAAATCAAAAAGGATTTTTGTCAGATGTAAACGTATTGCAGGACAACAATCGATATCAAGCATATTCATACATTGTAAAATCTGGTCTGTCAAAAAATCTTTGGGACAACGCATTAAAAGAAGCAATCCACCCATCGGGTATTGCTTTCTTCGGTGATATTGCGCTGAAAACAAAGCTTGATTTTGCTAGCAATTTTGGAGTTGAACCAAAAGGAACTTTGGTTACCAAGATTCTTACTGACGGTGTTTCAATCTTTAGTGATGAATTTAGTACCGCACTAACACACATTGATACATTTAAGGTTCTTACTGAAACATCAAGTGTATCAATTTCAATACCAACATTAACTGTAGATTTGGTTAAAACAGAAACGGTAACAGTTTCTGAATCTCTGGTAAAATCCTTCAGCACTGGAAGGAGTGATACTTCAACCGCGACAGATGATTTCAGCAGAGTTGTCGCTTATGTAAGACAAGCACCAGAGTTTTCACAATTTGCTGAAACAGTGACTGTTACCGATGATTTGTTTATCGGTAAAAATTTAGTTTTTGAAGACACTTTTAATGCTTCTGAAGCAAAAGAAATTTCTTTTAATCAAGGGACACAAACTGAAAATCAGACAGCATCTGACTCTATAAACAATATTTTACTTTCTAAGGCAATAAATGAAAATAAATTAGCAACAGAGTCAATTAACTTTATAAATACATCTAAAGCTTTAAACGATACTGCAACGACATCTGAGGCGACTTCGTTCTCATTGTCCACGCAAATTACAGACACCGCTATCCCTTCTGATGCTGGTAATGCTGTGAGTCAAGATTATGTCGAGGGTGCATATTTTGCCGACATCTTTATTGGTAGTGGTGCAACTTTTTAAGGAGATTAACAAATGAATTTCAAAAATAACATGAATGTAACAGGCAAGCTTCATATTGTTGTTCGTGACGAAAACGGCAACATTAAAGATGAAGTTTTTACAGAAAACCTTGTAGTTGATTCTGGCCTTGATTACATCGCAGAGCGCATGAAAGACACTGGCTCACCAGCCGAAATGTCTCACATGGCAATCGGATCAGACAACACTGCCGCCGCATCTGGTGACACCGCTCTTGGTTCCGAGTTGGGCCGAGTTGCATTGGCTACTGCTGGTGGTACCGTAACAAACAATGCGGTAGAATATGTTGCTACATTCCCCGCTGGAACTGGAACGGGTGCTGTTGAAGAGGCAGGTCTCTTTAATGCTGATCCCGCTGGAGACATGCTGTGCAGGTCGGTTTTTTCAGTTGTGAATAAGGGTGTAGCGGATTCAATGTCCATCACGTGGACGGTCACGGTAAGCTAATCTAATGTCGGTTGTATTAAGAGAGACAGCTAGAACAGAACTAGCGCGATCAATGTTTCGTGACATTCAGAATGTCTACGATTACTATTACTTTGGTTTTGGTAAAGTAAGCGCGTGGGCAGACGAAGAGAATCCAGAAACGCCTATCGATAATGATTCGTATATGGCAGATTTTCGTAGAAATATGTTGTTCGTTAAAAGAGTTAATACAACCGATGTTTGTCTTTTGGCAAGAAGAATAGATTGGGTATCTGGTACAACATACGATGTATATGACAATGGTTATTCATCAGATAATAGAGCATTCTCTGGTGCTAATAACCTAGCAAGTGCTAATTTTTATGTGATGACTACAAATTTAAACGTTTATAAGTGCTTGAATAATAACAACAATTCTCCAAGCACCGTAGAACCAACATCAACTGGCACAACACCATTTGATTTGGGAGATGGTTATACTTGGCAGTTTATGTTTCAAGTTCAAGCCGCCGATGAAACGAAATTTTTAGACAGTGAATATATTCCAGTTAGAAAGGTAACTGGAGACCCAGCATTTGATGTTAATGGTGAACTTGATGCAATAACAATTGACACTAGCGGTTCTGATTACACTGAAGCGCCTAGTGTTACTATTGTTGGTGACGGAACTGGAGCAACTGCTACTGCAACAATTTCTGGTGGCTCTGTAGACTCTGTAACGATAACCAACTCAGGTTCTGGCTACAGTTTTGCCATTATTTCTTTTTCTGGTGGACAAGCCTCTCCTAGTGATCCCGTACCAACACAAGCAACTGCCACGGCTACTTTAGGAAGTTTGGATACGGCTCCCGCACTTCAATCCGCAGTAGAAGCGACTGCGGCGAGCACACTTGGTACTGTTGATCGAATTGTAATGTCAAACACGGGACAGGATTATGTAACGGGAGATGTTACCGTTAATATTCGCGGAGACGGTACTGGTGCTACTGGTTCGGCAATTGTAAATGTTCTTAATGGCGCTATAACTGGTGTCACTATTACAAACAGAGGAACTGGATATACTTTTGCAGAAGTTACTTTTGATCAATTAACTGGGCCTGGTACAAACGCTGTTGCTAGAGCAGTTGTATCCCCACCACATGGTCATGGTGGTCATGCACCAAGAGAACTTTTCGCAAAAAATTTGGCAGTCGTTAGCTCAGTGAATGGAGATGAAGATCCAGATTTTATGCTTGAAAATGATTTTAGACAAATTGCTTTGATAAAAAATTTGGTAGATCCATCTGAGGCAATGTTTACTTCTACTAGCGGTCAATCCTGTTACATAGCAAATGTTTCTAGCTCAGATGCGGCACTTTTAAGCCCAGACGATGTATTAACAACGGATGCAAATGGACGTTTTATTGTATCTTATGTGGACGATAACAACAATGTTTTTCTTGTTCCTCTCGTACCTTTAATTTCTGTTAGTAATGTTTTGATTACGAATGATGCTACGGAGATCAGCATAAATACCTTAACAACTCCAGAAATAGACTCTGGTTCTGGAAGAATTATATACTTAGAAAATAGAACTAATATTGTTCGATCAGAAGAACAGGTCGAAACTGTTAAAGCAATATTTAATTTTTAGGAATTTATAGATGGCACTCAATCTAAACACGTCACCGTACTATGATGATTTTGATGTAGATAAAAAGTTTGCTCGCATTCTGTTCAAGCCTGGATATGCTGTTCAAGCAAGGGAGCTTACTCAGCTTCAAACAATCCTTTCTGATCAGATTCATAAATTCAGCACATTTACTTTTGTTGATGGAACTATTATTTCTGGCTGTGATGAAACTTTTAGTAATATTGCTTATATAAAAATTGATGACACTGATGCTGGATCTCCTTCTGCAACAGTAGAAAATTTGGAAGATTATATCGGTGACATTATCTCTGGTGGTACCACTGGAATTCGTGCTCAGATTCTTGCCGTAAGAGACGGACTTGCAAGTTCTGCTCCCTTAACAAAAACTCTTTACCTGAAATATATTTCAATGGGTGGGGCAACTAACTCTGCCAACCTAACCCACTTCGCCGCATCTGAAGTACTTACCGTTGAAGCTACAAACGCAAACGGTGTTGCTAGTGCAAATGCAGGAGATACTTTCCGAACACTCAATACAACAGGTACAGAATCGACACCAGAAAATTACTATTATGGTTTTGGAAACGAAATTCAATTAAGTCCTGGTATTGTTTTTATTGATGGAAAGTTTGTTACTACAGATAAGATCAGTACTTTTGCAACACTACACGGCGAACTACAAAAACGCTATGTTGGCTTTTTGATTACAGAAAGTATAGTAAAATCCTCTGATGATGCGAGCTTATTAGACCCAGCTTCTGGTACATATAATTTTAATGCCCCAGGTGCTGACCGTCTTAAGATAGAGGTGACCTTAGATTCTTATGCCTCTGGAGCCACCGCGCCAGACAACTTTATTCGCTATGTAAAAGTAGAAGAAAATTTAGTTGAAACAACTCCTGTTTACGGGGAAGATCCATTAGCGGCTTTTGGTGAAATTCTAGCAACATATCGTAGAGATTCACTTGGCGATTATATCGTTTCTGGTACGAAACCAAGCTGGAGAGAACACCTAGCAAATAACAGCAGAACTAATGGTGGAAAATATACACTAGCAGATGGCGGTGATGCCAATAAGCTTGTGATGGAAATTACTTCTGGTAAAGTTGTTGCCAATGGTAGGTCTTTCCCACACCAAAACAAGATTAGTATCGAAGTTGATAAACCACAAGATACTGTTGAGGTAGATAACCATAGTTTAAGCACAGAATTTGGTAGCTTTGTATATGTAAATGAGCTTGCTGGTAATTGGCTTCTTGCTTCTGGTGGTCTGGTAGAACTACACGACACTGCATATACATCTGCGACAAGTGGAACTTATAGTAGCACCACCACATCTTCCTCAAATTTAATTGGTACGGCAAGAGCAAGAGCACTACAATATTTTTCTGGAAATGCGGCAGATTCAAATACTCAATACAAACTTTATTTGTATGACATAAACATTTTTGGAACAAATAACAAATTTGCTGATGTTAAGTCCATTGTATACCAAGACACAACAGCAAAGGGCATTGCCGATACAATTTTAGAAGACTTGAATAATGATGGGACTCCAGAAACGGCAGTCTTAAAAGAGCAAACATATAAGAGTCTTCTTTGGACACTACCAGAAGAAGCAATTGAAACTCATACTGTAACTGGTAATAATTTTTATTATCTAAAGAAAGATAATGCAACTATTGGTGCTCCAACACCTACGCTTATTTTTAATGCCAACACCGCACAAAACGAACAATTTGACACTGGTACTAGTGCGTCGAGCCGATATACTCGACAAGTAATGATATCTGAAAATTCAAGCACCGTTTACATGGAAAATTCTAGTGGTACAATGGTTGCAATTGATCCAGGTCAACCGATTCCTCTTGATGATACATATCTGGCTAGCTACACCGCAACAACAAGCACGTTGACATATACCTTTAGAAAAGTAACTTCAGATCTATTGGGGCTTATACCAGCTTCTTGTGCTGTCACTGTATATCTACCCGTAAAGAAAACCAGTGTTAATCCGCTAACCAAAACGTTGTCAGAAAACAACTACGTTATCATCGATATGACAACACACCCGAACGGAACTACTGGCCCATTTAATCTGGGATTTAGTGATGGTTATTCTCTTTCTACCATTCGCGCTTTTACAACAAAAGAATGGAACGCCTTGGCTGATGCATCTTTTGATTTAGATGTTGTAGGTGGCGAAGAAAGAACGTCAGATTTTTATTTTGATAATGGTCAAAGAGACTCTTACTATAACCACTGCTCTATTGAACCAGTATCATCCACTATGTTTGCGGGTTATGCCAAGCTGGTTGTTTCATTAAATTACTTTGAACATAGCGCAACAAACCCCAGTGGCTCTTATTTTACAGTCGATTCCTATCCCGTAGGAACTGGTGACTTTCAATTACAAGACGTGCCAATTTATTATTCAAATGTTCGCGGTAGGTATGATCTAAGAAACTGTATTGATTTTAGGCCAAGGCTAACTGACACTTCAGTTGCGGCTGATGCAACCACTGTATCAGATGCATGGGACAGCGGAAACGGGGATAATGTCAATCCGCTAAATGTTGCAGAGATGGAAGACCCAGGTGCTGGTATTCACATTCCTTTGCCAACGGAATTTTTTGTCGGTGATTATAGCTTCTATTTAAGAAAAGCTTGGAAACTTGTTTTTGATTCATCTTCAAATGAATATTCAGTTATTTTGTCAAACTCTGGTTTGCGTCCACAAATTCCAGCAACTCCTCCGAGAACAATGGAAATTGCAAAGGGACGTTTCTCATTCTATCCTACTCTATCGCCTCAAGAAGCCAGACTTTCTAGGAGAGAAGATTTAGCAACCACTATATTCATCACCGATAATAGAGGATTCACATATAAAGATATTCGTGCTTTAGATACGAGAATTAAAGCACTTGAGAAATATGTTTCTTTGACATTGTTAGAACAGCAATCAGAATCATTGCACGTCAAAGATGCCGATGGTGTTGATCGTTTTAAGAATGGTATTTTTATTGACGATTTTGATGATAACTTTAGATCCGATATCAATAACTTTGATTATAAGGCGGCTGTACAATCAGAATTATCTTCAATGAGACCGTTTTTCGTTGTAGACAAATTTGCTCCAGAAATATCAGATGTTGGAAGTACTGTTGCTGGTACTGGCACTTCTGCAAAAATCTATACCAAGTCATATACAGAAGTAACTTATCTAGAGCAGTTACAGGCATCGAAGACCAGAAATCTTCTTGGTATGTTGTTGTTCCATTACTCTGGAAAACTTGAGGTAACCCCAAGAACTAACAATTCAAGACTTAATTCCCAGAGACAGGCTATCAATCAAACATTTGGTGAGCAGAACGCCGCCGCCATTGCCCAAATTGCCAACAATCTTGGAACTGTTTGGGGCGATTGGGAAAATAACGGTAATGCCTATACTCAAACTATATCACAGGGATCTTGGGGTAATTGGGAGCGAACAGGGGCAACTGGATTTATTAGTAGAGACATGAATGCGGTTATGAATGATCCCCGTGTTCAAGCATGGTTGAATGATCCGACTTTGATTACCGACCCGAATAATATTCCAGGTTCAGGTTTCGCGGTTCGACAATTTACTCGCGAAAGAACTGATGTTGTTCAAGATGTTCAACCGCAGATACGACAGGGAAATACTTTTTCAGCAACCACGGGTACTGGTGGTAGTGTAAACTTCACTGCAATTGAAGATATTTCGTTTAACGATTTCCAACAACAAAAAGCAATAACCTGTCAATTGCGGAGAATGAAACCAGACACTCGTTTATATGCTTTTTATGATGATGAGTCAGTTTCAAGAACAACCATATCATCTTCTGACCATCTTTTTTACACAAATACTAATGTAAACGTAAAAAAAGATCTAATTACTGACAGTAGTGGTGATCTAGATGTAGTGTTTCTAATTCCAGCTAATCGCTTTAACACGGGAGTTAGCATACTTAAGTTTTCGGATGATGAATTCAATAGAACAAAATTTGAAACAACTGGATGTGTTGCAACCATTACATCTACTACAATAAACACGGATGCGGTTGATGTAACTATTACAGAGGGTACCGCAACTGTTTCTGTTGATCCAGAGGCTACTGAGACGAGAAATAATCCCGTTGGTGTGCCAAGAACGGAGACATCCACTCAAACAAGAATTGAATTCTATGATCCAGTTGCTCAGGGGTTCCAAATCAGTGCTGATGTAAGTTCGAACTCTACTGACACAAGAAAGCATGGATCTTTTGTAACATCTGTTGATGTTTGGTTTAGAGAAATTGATGAAAGAGCAAGTCCAAAAGGTGTGACGTGTCAATTACGTACAATGGTAAATGGCTACCCCGCACCAACAGTTCTTTGTAGTGTATATAAACCAGCAAGCGAGTTGCGAAAAACACCAGCGAGTGGTGAAAACTTTACCTTCTCTGGATATGAAAATACCTTTACATTCGAAAGACCAATTTATCTTTTGCCAAACGTAGAGTATTGTTTTGTTTTCTTACCAGAAGACAACAACGAAGAATATGAAATTTGGATTGCGGAGTTGGGTGAAGATAACTTGACCGAGATTGGAGATACTGCCAGAAACTCAAGAATTTCTTCTGTCAATTCTAGCGGAACATTATTTGTTTCATCTAACAACACTACATGGAATGCGATTCAAAAAGAAGACTTGATGTTCCGCGTAAAAACCGCGCAATTCGCCACGGGTGACCAAACCATTACCTTTAATAGTGAGGAAGTAGACTATGTTAAGGTAACAAATTATTCGGGCGCACTATTTGCTGGTCAAGACTTTGATGCATTGAACGTTGAAATAACAAACGTTGGCGCTGGATATTCTTCTGCACCAACAATAACGTTTAGTGCCCCAGCTAGTGGTTCAACTGCAACGGGTGTTGCTACAATTAATAATTCGGGTGAAGTAGACAGTATCCGAATAACAAACCCTGGTTATGGTTATACGGGTAATCCCACAATTACATTTAGTGGGGGTAGTCCTAGCACCGCCGCGCAAGCAACTGCATATCGTGTTAAATCTGTGGTTGACAGTATCGATTTGTTGAATGCCAATATTGTTTTGGATCGCAGTGTTCAGACCCACGCTACTGGTGTTAACGCACCGAGGACTGCTTTTAGAGTTGCTGAAAGATCTTCTATAAAGTCACACTCAATATCTAGTGGTGGTACTGACGCAACTAGAACGCTTTCAACGTCCTATTCAAATCAAGCGGCAACGGGTGGCACATATAGCTCTACACCTACTATTACAGCCACTTTTGATATAAGCGTCGATGCGGCTGGTGAGGCAACAGTTACTTTAGTAAATCCAGGCCTTGGTTATTCTGTGGGTGATACCATTGAAATTGACTCAACGGTACTTGGTGGTAGCATCACGCTTGTGATAGAAGTAGATAGATTAGACTTCTCTGCAATCACATCACTGCAAAGTGGCAGTATTGTAGGGCGTACCAGCGGATACTTTGGCTCGCCTAATACAAATGGATATGTTGCTGAAGTTGAAGACAGACTAGTTAATGCTTCACAGGTCAAGTTTGTTAAGACAACACAGGCACCGACCACAGTAGATTTGCAATTGGCATTTACTGAGTACGATCCAGATTATAAACTGATTTCAAATAACGCAGTATCTACAACATTCTTTGATCAAGACACAGATTATATCTATGAGTATCAAAAAGAATATAACGTTACTTCTAGAAGCAATGAACTTCTTTACTTTGAAGGCAACAGAACTTTTACTGGTAAAATTATTTTTAGACATTTAGATACTCACTATACTCCAGTTAGTCCTAGAGTAGACTTTGCTCTATTTGAACTATTCTTAACGCACAATAGGCTCAATAACGATTCTACTGGCGAGGACGCCGCTTCTGGTGGTGAGGCGTATTCAAAATGGATCTCGCAACAGGTAACCTTGGCAGATGGACAAGACGCAGAAGATTTAAAAGTCTATCTAACCATGACAAAACCCTTGACAAATACTGTTGAAGTTTATGCTAAATTGAAAGCATTTGATGACGATTTAAGCTCTATGTCTTCTGACATACGTTGGACTAAACTGGATGTAGAAAGTGCGCCACTTAAGCCAACCACAGAATCACAAGAGTATGTTTATACACTGCCAGAATTTGATGGTGCTGATGACTTCCCGCGTGGAGTTAATACTAGCACTGGTGTCTTTGAATACAGCATCGGCAGAATTGGAGCAATAGCACTCTCTGCTGGAGGATCTGGTTACGGTACCGAACAACCAAAAGTAATCATTACTCCAGCACCTGGAGACCCAGGAAAAGGTGCAAGAGCAGTTGCAGTTGTAGACGCTGGCGGTGCTGTCACACGTATTGATATCGTTGATGGCGGTAGAGACTATGTATCAGCACCAACTGTTACTCTAACGGGTGGTTCTGGAACTGGTGCAACAGCGGGAGCGGCAACAATTAATGACGTTCTATATTCAAGCTTCAAACAATTCCAAATCAAGTGTGTCATGTTGGGA